TGAACCGGGTATCCGGCTCGATCAGCGAGGGGTACTGGAGGGTTCCGACCGGACTGGTCACGTTCTGGTTCGCCTTCTTCATCGGTAGTTCTCCTTGTCCTTGATTGTATCGAAATGGGAACAGTATGCTAGTCGTTACATTGTTCACGAAAAGAAATACTTGCTCTGCCTGATGACGCCGATGTCCAGGTTCCCGTATGCCGGCGGAGGCGGGAGCTTCACGCCGACCGGGAGCTGCGACTCGATCTGCCTCACCCAATCCCCAAGCGGATCGCCAGAGAAGGTGGACACCCACGCCTCGCGCAGCTCGGCCGCGAGGACGGGCTGGAACGCCGCGTGAACGAGGTACGAGTCGTGGACGAATGCCGTGTCCGGGACCTTCTTCGCGTGGAGCCGCCGAGCCGTCTCACGTGCTGCGGTCGCGTCGAGGGAATGGACGAGGTTCGGGACGAGCCCGGAGATGTGCTTGCGGCGGTTGATCTTGGCGGTCTTGTTGCGGATCTGCCAGATATGCGCCTCGCGCCCGAGGGTCGTGCGGACGCGGCTCGGGTCGTAGGTGTAGTACGACTGCTGAACCGTGAACCCGTCCGGGGTCACCCACATGGGATGGATGCCGTGGGTCGTGATGATCCTGCCGGCGGCACGGGCCCACGCGAGGAACTCGCTGCCCTTCACGACGATCTCCCCGATGCTCGGCCACACCTTCCGGATGAGGAAGCCGCAGGGACGCGCCGGGTCGGGCCACGGGCCGTCGCGGTGCATCTCCGTGTACGCCTCCTTGAGGTACATCATCGCGGAGCGGGGCGTGATGCTGTAGGGCAGGCACATGACGGGACGCTTGACCATGCCCCGGGATACCCCGAGTGCCTTCCACTCCGCCGCGTAGGTCTCCCCTCGGCGAACCGCCTCCTCGATCCGAACCATCGTCCGGTCGGCAACGGCCTGGTAGATGTCCGAGGGCTTGTTGCTCGGGATGATGTTCACGGATGCCGCACCCACCTCGTCCCGGAGCAGCAACGAGAGCACCTGGATCCCGTTGCAGGATCCGTCCACGGCTACCATGAGGTGGGACGGCTTCCCCTCCCTGACGTTCTTCACGTCGAGGCACCACGCGAGGTACGAGAAGGGTTCGTCCGCCTTGCCCCAGAGTGAGGCGGTACCGGCGGGGTCCCGGGCAATCGCGTCAGCCTCGCCCGAGCGGATCAAGGCGGCGGCGGCATTGGCCCGTTCCTCGAGGGTGCCCTTCTTGCCGAGCACGGTTGCCCCGTGGCGGAGCCATGCCTGGATCGCCTCCCCCTGCTTCGGGATGACGTGCCCGAGGCCGAACTCAACGAGGCCCCGCTGGAGGTCGCTGCCCTGATGGGACAGTCCCGTGGCCTGACAGTAGAACCGCCCCCGGAAGTCGAGCGCGGCCGCGTGGAAGAACCGGAGGTCCTTCTCCTCGGCGAACCGACGGGCAAGGTTCAACGTCTGGAGCACCCCGATGCGGCGGGAGTTGATCCGTCGGTTGTACTCGGCGACCCGGGAGGCATCGAGGAAGTAGAGCCGGGTGGTCCGGATCTGCTCGTCGGTCCTGAGCTTGAAGTCCGTCTTCAGGCTCGGCGGGGCGACCGGCATGGGAAGCTCGTCGTGGACGTCGAGGTCCCCGATGGGGATCCGCCGCTCGAACACCTGGAGGGCGGCGGCGAGGACCCCGGCGTTCACCCGGAAGGGGGTGTGCTGGATGAGGTTGATCGACTCGTAGACGAGGGGCATCGCCTCCTTCGTGTGGGATGCCTTGGCAACCTTGGTGGATCCCCGGACGAGGCAGTCCCCGACGCCCTGCTCGTACCCGCCGTCATCGGGGTTCACCCACTTCCGGGGCGGGACCACCATCGGGAGCTTGATCGGGTGGAGCATCTCCGCGTGGCTCATCGCCTTGTGGATGTAGTCCCAGGCGTCCTTCGTCAGGACGAGGGTGGACACGGATGACCGGGCGGACCGCTTGAAGGTGATGCGCTCGAGCAGCCCCGTGGCCTCGATGGCGGTCATGGCGAGGACGTACCCGGCCTTGAGGCACTCCTCGTCGCTCCAGGCGAACTGGTCCACCAGCTCCGGGACCGTCTTCTGCATCATCTCCTTGATGTTCCGGAGCTTGCGCGAGTCGGAGCGACCGGCGACGAAGTCCTTGAACCGGAGGAAGCGGTCCTTGTCGGTGTCCTTGAGGGCCTTCACGATGGCCTCCTGCTGAACCGAACGGGCGGCCTCGATGCAGGCCCGGGTGAACGTCTTGCCCTTCGAGGATCCGTCGAGGAGGGACTGGAACGCCATCATGGCGATCACCGTCGGCTCGAGCCCGAGACTCGCAAGGAGCCGAGCCCCGATCCCGGTGTCCTTCTCCATCGTCTCGGACAGCCGCTCCGAGTACGGCAGGATGGCCGACTGCGTCATCCGCGCTCCCCAGTTGGTTGTCGATTCGTGACCCTTGTCCATCGCAAGACGGATCTGTCGGTAGTACTTCCGCTTGCCCCGCTCGACGCCCTCGAGGTCGAGCTCCCTCTGGCTGATCTTGGCCATGATCCTTGTCCTTGGGTCGTCCTTGACCCGGTTGAGTTGTGTCACGCCGTCACGACCGACCACGATTCCTGACACACACCTGTGTCAGAATTGAGCCTCACACTTGCGACCGTCCGCATTTCGACACATTGGCACACGTGCCGATTTCCACAAGAAACAGCAGAATGCACCGCATCCGATGCAACTGTTCCACTTTGGAAACAGTCAGCACATTGGAACCTAAATCTGATGCGTCTGCCAATTTCGCCACGCCCGCAGTTTGGAAGCAGTTATTATTAGTCACGATGCTCGGTTCTGTGTCATTTTGACACAACTTGTGTCACGTCCGTCGCACAGGAGTTTATGTCTTGTGCAGTCGTCGAGGCGTGTCACAATGTCCGATAGCGAGTTCGGGGCCAAGTGGGCATAAATCATCGTCGTCGAGATCGACTTGTGCCCCATCCAGGTCTTCACCCGCATGATGTCCACCCCCATCGTCACCAGCCGGGAGGCACAGGTATGGCGGAGGGAATGGAAGACCACCGAGTCGTCGGCGATGCCGGCGGACAGCACGGCCGCCTTGTACTTGCGGCTGCACTCGAACCTGTCCATCCGGGCGAACGGACCCTCCCGGTCCCTGGGCATCGAGGAGAGGATCTCCCGGCTCCTCGAGGTCAGCGGCACCGTGCGCGGGTTGCCGTTCTTGGACTTCTCCACCGTCACCGAGTCCGGGCGCACGTTCCTCCACTTGAGGTTGAGGAGCTCACCGAGGCGTAGCCCCGTGTCCGCGGCGACCACCGCGAGGCCCCACTCCCGGGTGCCGCGGAGCCGCTCGAGGATCTCCTCCTCCTCGTCGTGCGTGAGGTAGCGGCGTTCCCGCTTGCGCTCCTTGCCGAACGGGATCTTCGGCTTCTCCTTCATCCACCCGAGGCTGACCGCCGTGGTGAACATGGAGCTCAACGCGGCAAGCCGGCGGTTCACCGTGGACTGCGAGAGGGATCGCGCCTTGAGGTCGGAGATCCAGGACGCGATGCGCCCGAAGTCGATCTCGTCGATCAGCGAGTCCGCCCCGAGCTCCTGGACGACCTTGTTACCGAGGTCGGACATCGCCGTGCTCCAGCACGACGACCACCGCGTCTCATGCGTCACCCGGTAGAGCTCAAGGAGCGTTCGCCCCGACTGCGTGGTCCCCGGTGCAGACGGCCTCGTCTGCGGCGCGATGCCCTTGGCAATCGCAAGCTCGGCCTCGGCGGCCCAGACCCGGGCCTCCTGCTCCGTCCTGAACGAGAGGCGGATCCTCTTCTTGCCGTGCTGGACGCTTGCCTGCCACGACCCGCCTCGCTTGGTGATCTTCATCCGCTACTTCCTTTCTATGGCCGCGACGATCTGCTCGTACACGGTCTTCCCCTTCGCCGTCAGGTAGAGGTCAAGGCACCGCCGGTTGTCGGCGTTCTCCTCCGAGCGGATGAGGCCGTACCCCGCCCTCTTGTCCGAGGTCGTCTTGATGACGTGACTCGAGAGGTAGACGTGGATCCTCGAGATGGTCGCCCTTGAGGTCCCGAACATCTCCTGAAGCTGCGCCATCGGGCAGGGCTTCGGATGCCTCGAGGCGATCTCCAGGAACACCGCCGAGTAGAGAACCTGTATCTCCGGGTCCACGGTCCGGAGAATCCTCATCGCATCCAGCAATCGTGTCGTTGCACTTCTCATGGAAACGATTGTAAAGCCGCGACAGTCGCAAGTCGATGCAGAAATCCCACTTGCGGCAGAAGTTGAGGTAAACAACCCCGCCCGAGTACCACTCGATTTCGGAATGTATCCACTTACGGGACGCTGACGTGATGAGGAAGCGCATCAGTACACCTGGGCAACGATTGCCCGATTAGAGAATCGAACAGACACCCGGACGCACGACTCGCAGACGAGCAGGGCCACCTTGGTCAACCCAGGCTTGCCCATGTCGATGATCCGGGACTCCCACGAACTTCCGAGGATCGACCGCAGCCGGTCTCCGGAGAGACTGACGGTCTTCGCCTCGGGGAATGCCAACAGCTCCTTGACGATGGCCCTCTCGAGCCTCCGTTCCGCGCTAGCATACCCTAACATCTGCCGAACGGAAGGCCATTTCCAGGAACCGTCGGAGAGATTCTGACGCTCCGGGTCAATCCCATAATCGCTGGTCAGACGGGCTACGCGACGGCTCATGCCCCCATCTCCCTGCACTCGTACTCGCTCACCTGACGCTGGAGGACCACGTTCCGCTCACGCGCTGAAGCAAGAGCTTCAGCAAGGCGGACGAGAAGATCCGCCGCCTTCGACAGCATGAGGGAATCCGGGGTGCACTCCTGCTGCTGCGCCTCCGCCCTGGCTCGGGCACGGAGGTACTCCACGGCCACCCTGACCTCAATCTCCGGGACTCGCATCCTTGCGTTCCTCCTTGAGCCTCTTCAGTTCGTCGTTGACGGCAATCAAGGCAAGGCCCACCGCCTTGAGCTGCCGTTCCAGTTCCTCGATCCGAGCCTTGAGAACAGCACGGCTCTCGTAAACGCCGGTAGTCGTCATCTTCGGGGAATTGTCCCGCTATCGGGATGGTCGTCAAGTGGGAATATCGGGAGATTTCCGGAATTGATCGGAATAACCGAGACGGAAGCGCGGGGCTCCCGGGAAATGAAAGCCCCTCGACCGGGGCGTAATCCCGGGAGGGGCCGAAAGTAGGAACTGGAATTCTATCGCCGTGCGTTGGCGATGCTAGATCATAGCCGTCACGGATCCGTATGCCGCCGGTTCAGCAGCTTCCCGATGACCGCGCCCAGGACGAGCAGCGCGACGGGAATGGACGCGATGAGGAGGACGTGGATCACTTGGTCGCCGGGGGTAGGTTCAGGGAATCGTTGAGATGCGCCAGGAACGTCTGGATCCGTTCCCCCTGGAGCATCATCCGACGGCATTCCCTCCGGGTATCGGGATCGTTCCCGCCGTCCGAGGAAATCATATCGAGCTGCTGGCAACCGTCGGCCATCACGGCGATCATCGTATGCAGCTCGGCGCGGTCCATAGTGACCGTCACGGTAGTGGAAGTCGATCCGACGTACTTCATGGTTCCTACTTTCCTATACGGGAATACTGCCCATCATCAGCGGCGGGAATGACGCTCCCGCCGGACGGCCCCGGGATCCGCTGGGGAACCCGGGTACCGTTTCGGGCGGCGTTCAGGTGAGTCCGTTCATCGGGAACCTCCCTTCCGAGCCTCGGCCGCGCGGATGATCCGGACCGCGTTCGCGCACCGGATGGCGGCTTCATCCCTCAAATTCTCGGAAACGCCCGAGCACGGCATCAGAATTCCGACGGCGTTCGGGCGATTCGGAATCACGACCATCGGCCGCTTCCCGTCCGGATCGGCGACGATGGAAACTTGGTCCCCGGATCCCAGGGCTTCCGCGAGACGGGCGAGAAGCTCGGGATTCAGGGAAATAGTGACCCCCCTGCCCACTTGGTGCTCACTCGGAATCACGTCCGCGCACGGCGGGAACGTCCCTTCCGGGGATGCCCACTCCGGACCATCCGATCCGGCTACCTTCGCGGTGCCGTTGACGGAGACGAACGGAAGGGGATTCCGCTTGGTGCGCTTGCAAGCCCGAACGGCATCCCGGGCAACGATGCGGATACCGTCCGCGCCGCGAAGGGAATCATCGGCCGGATCGGCAAACTTGAACGGGACCACGGCCAGCATCTTCCCATCCGTCGCGCACCAAGCCGCATCCCCCTCGGCGGGGATGAACGCGGCCGGATGGGAGAACGTGAATCGCCCCACGCCATCGTCGGCCGTCGCCAGGTGAATCGGGGTTGGAACGGGGATCGTCGCGCAATTCGCTGCAGTCATCGGATACCTACTTTCAATCCTGGGAATTCTGCCCATCGTCAGTACCCCGAATTACGCTCGGGGTAGACCGGCGAACGTCGCGCCGGTTTCGGGCGGCGGTCAGTCGAGGTAAACCCCCTCACCCCGAGCGGAATCCTCAAGCGTCTCGGAAATCCAAACGGTCACGCCGGTCAGCCATTGACGTTCCGCATCAGTCAGCAGCTGGACGATGCGGGGACTATCGATGAGCTTCTCGCATTCGCCGAGGATCCGGTACGCGGGAATGCGGGACGATTTCCATTCCCCCGAATCGACCATGCGGACGATGCGGGAAATGCGATCAGAGACGGTAGGGAAAGACGGGATGAGCATCGGAATGCCTTTCGATTTCGGGATGGTATCGGTATCGGGACGATGCGTCAACGGCATTCGGACGCATCCAACGCGGCCGCGACGGTCTCCAGGGCGTACCAGGCGAGACCGTTCAGGACCGCGTCTACATCACCCGGGGAAACCCCCGAGGGAACCCGGCCGCCGTACAAAGCGACGGCGACGGATTCCGGGGAAACGTCGGCATCCTTGACGCATCGGAAGCCCAGCACGAATGAGACCGCGTCCCGCTCCCCAAGCTCCGCCGCGGTTTCGCGGAGGGAATCGACGATAGCCTCGCGGTTACGCTTGGCGAAGGAAACGGTATCCCGGTAATAAACGAAACCGGAGAAACCGCCGTCGGCACCGTGCCGGGAAACGTCCCGGAGGGTTTCGAGCAATTCGGGCATGGCCGGTCTACCCATTTGGTGCCGAACGGCGGACGCGAGGGGATGAAGAGCGCGGAATTCGGAGAGACGCATCGGGATACCTACTTTCGTTCGGGGATACTGCCCATCCTCAGTAGCCGGAATTACGCTCCGGCTAGACGGCATCGGGAAACCCCTAGCCGTTTCGGGCGGCGGTTACTTCCTCCGCTCGTCCGGTTGCATCTCATCCCATGCCTCACGGAGCAAACCCACCGCCAATTCACGGGCAATGGGGAACCGGCTACGGATGCCCTTGATCGGATCCCGGAACGCATCCCGGACGGCACGGATCTCCGCGGCCGATTTGGGCATCCGTTCCAGGTTTACCGGGACTCCCGATGGATACTCCGCGCATACATGGGAGTCCCGGAGGCGAACCTGGGGCGTCTCATGGGTAGGCGTTGCCTCAACCATCAGCAGCAAACCCGAACCCCGGGTAATGACGTAGGCACGGAATCCGCCGCCTGTGTGCTCAAGCTCAAACCCCATGCGGATCATGGCGGCATCCGTGACGATTGCGGAAGTACGCGGCATCACGCCCTCCCCCCGAAATTGTCGGCATCGGTCGCGTCTTCGAACGCTGCATAGGCATCGTCCGCGCATCCGTAGAAAGTGACGGAATCGCGGCAATGATCCGAATCGCCGACCACAACAGCCCACACTCGCTCCCCCGTATCCGCAAGACGGAGCGACCAAAGGTCAACCCCGCGCGGATCCTCCTCCGCGATCCATTGCTCAAGGTGCTTACCGTCCTCCGCCAATTCCGCCGCCTGAGACAGCGCGTTATCCGTGTACGCGGTGCCGAACACGATCCCAACTACGGACGCATCCTCGCATCCGATATAGAAAGACTCAGAACCCGTGAGCCCGTTCTGCTTCAGCATGGCGGCATCCGTGAAGGGATCCGCGGCGAGAGCTTCGGGGGCTAGGTTCGCGTTCGCTTGCGCCGTGAAGTGAGAGATACGGCGAACTGCTTCGGTATGCATTTGGTTACCTACTTTCTTTCCTGATTACTTGGAGGAAGGGCGAGGGATCGACCGGATCACAATCGCGGCGGCCGCGACTGCGTTTAGGGCGATCATCAGGATCACCGTGAGAGAGACGAGAAAGGATGCCATCGGGTTACCTACTTTCCTACTTTGGGTGCGCCCGGTTACGCTCCGGGCGTCTGTTACTATATCGTGCTTTGCTCGATTTCGGAACAATCATTCCGGCGAGAAATGCAAATTCCCTTCCGCGCAATAAAGCGGCCAATTTCGGACGAAATGTCCGCGATTAGCCGCGTATGCCGGTGATGCCCGATAACCCAGGTCGCCCCCCTACCCCCTAACGCACCGGATTAGTGTTCCGGTGCTTCGTCCGGATGCCTAGCGCGTTTCGCTAGCGCGTGGCGCGGTGCCGTGCCGGATCCCTCGAATCCCGGCGATCCGGAGCTGCCCCGGGGGTACCGGGGGGGACGGCCTCGCCGGTCGTAGCGAAGACCCCTTCGCAAATTTTCGCCAAATTCTCAGCCCTTCCTCCAGCCGAGACGCCACAGCACCTTCGCCAGAGCCTCCGCGGTTTGACCCACGGCATCCTCCTCGAGATCCGGGTATGCCGCATGGAGGATCTCATGGATCACCGTGTCGAGCTCGGACTGCTCGGGTTGCCCCAGGGCTACCCGGATCACCCTGGTGCCGTACTCGCACTCCCCGTCCTTGTCCCCGAGGTTGGGCACGAAGCGGAGTCTCCACCGCTGCCCCCGGACGTTGACGATCCTGTCTCCCTTGCTCATGGTGTTCCATAGCCGACACCGAGCAGGGTCTCCCCAAAGACCCCTCCACGGCCCGAATCGACCACACTTGTCCGGATCTGTGGCAGGAACGATCCAGATAACCTTTCCGGACCCTCTTTGGGGGATGATCCGTAAGTACCTGTCTCGTAACGAGTTATGGAAAGTAGTCCCCCCTACCCCCAAGTCACCCTAGAGATACCTCTAGATACCTTGAGATTACCTTTGCTTCCTTGTCTCCATTCCGGGATGGTTGCTGCGGATGATGTCCCTGAGGATGATTCCCCAAGACGTTGTCCGAGACTGATCCTGGATACCTTCAGTAGGCATCATGGACAGGAGGATGGCAGCGATGAATCCTGTTCACCGGCTGTCAGGGCCTCCGCGGAGGGATGGCACCGTGGTTCTGACCCGACCACGGACGGGAACGACATGTATTCCGTAGGTCACCCACGGGTGTCCTCGGGAGCTCTGGGTTCCCCTCGGGTTCCCCGGGTGTCCCCGTGGTCCTCCTGCTGCGTTGGCTTGCAGGGGGTCAGGGATGCCCCAGGATTGATTCTTGGTGTCTCTGGCTACCTGAGGGCTATCCGTTGGGAGGAACGCATCCTGAGCCATTGTAGCGGCTTGGGAACGGTTCCCGTATCGGGAGGACTGGTGCCTCCCTCGGGGAGTCCCGTGGTCATCAGATGAACACCCGGTACGGGATGGAGGGCGGAGGATCGACCAGGGGAAGCTCGTCCTCCTGCGCCTTGTCCAGCGCGAACGACACCCGTAGGTTGGCGTGGAAGCGATTGTCGCCGGCACGAATCACCACGTTCTCCTCGTCGATGACGGGAGGGATCGCCCCGATGCGGTCAAGCGTGACACCCGTGACGGGCAGCACGGCGATTTCGCCTTCGCCAATATCGCGTTCCTCGGCAAGCCCTGCGGCGATGAGTGCGTCCTCTAGGTCGGACTCTGTGGTTGAGCGGAGTAGGTAGTCCATATCAGGTCGTGATGGATTGGAGGGTTGCGTCCGACAGCGTGGTCGGCCAGTATTTCACGCGCTTGATCGTCCCGCACGGGTAGAACAATCCGTAACTCGGGCGACCTCCTATGGTGAGGATGGTCGGAGTCGCGGTCGCGCTCATGCTTGTAGTCCCGGACGCGGCGACAGATCCGCCGTTGATGCATCCACGAATCTCGCCGGAGGGCAGCGATGCGTTCAGGCTCCACGCAGCCCTGAAATTCGTGTTGATCGTCATTGCCGGAGTGATTGTCGCAAGAGCGGTGTTTCCGATTGCGTCCTGCGCGGTCGGGTACATCGTCGCGCCATAGGCAAACGCTCCGAATGCTTCGATGGCTCCCGCTGCGGTGCAGAAGGCGGTACGCATCGTCGCGAAGCTGGTCGCGCGGAACTGGCTGAACTGCCCTTCGTACAGCATGGAGCCATTCGTTGTGCTGTAACTGAGAGCAGCAATGTTCCCCATCTCGCAATAATCGAATCCCCTGCTCCCCTGACTTGCCCCGGTCGGGATGTACGAACTGCTGCCAGATCCGTCCTCCAGCATCGCACCCCACATTTCAATTGCATCGCCGCTCGTCACAATCCTGATTCCGACTCGCTGAGCTGCAGTTGTTGCGGTGAACGTATAGCGAACCCACGACGAGGTAATTGCTTGCGTTGTCCAAGTCGTTCCATTGTTAGTCGTAAATTCGATGGTGCCAGTTCCGGTCACGCGGCGCAGCCAGATGCTAAACGTGCGCTGTGCGGACGTTCCAATCGCTGCGCTGCTGATGACGGTCGCGTTTCCTGCCGATGCCGTGAAACGAATGGCTGTTGTACCGCCGGCTGGATCTGTCTGCCCTGTCGTGCGCGAGATACTGCTATCGCCCCAGTTGTTGTTTGTTCCGCCGGACGACGCAAACGATTCGCTCCAGTTAAGCAGATTGCTCGCGCTTCCCTCAATCAGCAGTCCGCGAGGCTGGCGCGTGGTCGGGTCGTAGTCGAAGCGAGGAGTGTTAATTGCCGCGCTTGCAACAAGACCACTCGCATTAGTAAACGTGCCGGTCGTGCTGCGCGTGAACGTCAGGCGCGGGTCGAGGACGCCCGTGGTGAAGTCGAGCGAGAGCGTAGAGCCGTCGCCGTTGGCGGGGAGGAGGCTGAGCTTCCGCCGGCGTCGAGCAAGTCCGGTGAAGTAGTTCACCCGAGTCGTCGTGCTCGGCACGGAGTTCGTTGGGCTGTTTGTCATGGGTGTGTCTTGGAAATCCAGTTGAGTCCTGCCGCCGCCTCGGGGAGACCGAACGACCGCGAGTAGGCCGACTCGAACCTCTCCATCTCCTTGGCGATGTCCCTGTCCTTCCTCGCCTGGATCATGTTGTCCACGTCCACCGAGACCGCCTTCGACCAGTAGCCGACGGCCATGCTGAGGGCGTCGAGGCGGTCGTCGTGGCGGAGGCTCCCGCGGTCCTTGGTGACCCGGGTGAGCTGGTAGAAGAGCATGTAGGCAAGCTGCTTCTCCGGGGGCAGTCCCTTGGTTGACTCGTAGTCGGCACGGACGACCGCCGGCTGAACGACCAGGCGGTGCTGGTTGAGGACGGGCTCGAGCGTGTCGATGATGCGCCGCTCCTTCTGGGTCGAGTGGCGGACCTCCTCGGTGGTGCAGGGCCACGCCTCGCGGAGGTACGGGGTGAGCAGCTGCGTGAACATGCCGTCCCCGAAGTTGCTCTCGACGATGATCCGGTTGACCTTCTGGTCCCTTGCGATCCTGGCGAGGCTCCGTAGGTTCTCCGGGGTGTAGCCGCCGCGCAGGCCGCCTGCCGCCGTGAGGTGCATCCACCCGTTGAGCATCTTCACGACCGCGTAGCCGGTCTCGTCCTCGCCCCGACCGGAGGGGTCGATTGCCATGACGCTCCCCGTGTAGGCAAGGAACTTGTCGGAGATGCTCTGCGGTCGGTGGAAGCGGTCACCCTTGAACCCGACCGCGGGGATGTCCTGCTCCGCGGTGTCGGCCATGCCGCCCCATGCGATCCGCTCGGGAGCCTGCTCGGAGTCGCCTCCGTATGCGATGAGGTCGCGCAGGCGTAGCGGGTACCTGTCGGCGTCGCTCAACGAGGTGTTGAGCATGAACTGGAGCTGGAAGCCGCTCCGTCCGTAGGACAGGGCTCGCTCCTGGAGGTCCTCCTTGGAGAACCTCATGGGATCCGTGGGCTCCCCGGCGACCTGTTCCGACCATGCCTCGAGGATGCTCGGCGCGAGTCGTTCGCCGTAGACGGCGAGTTCCTGCTCGGTCGGGTAGAGCGCAGGCCACACCCGGACCTCGTAGCCGCGCTCGATGAGGGCGTGGTAGATCGACTCCTCGGTCTGCGGGGTGCCGAGGAACGTCACCCGGCCTCCCGGCTTGATGATCGCATCGACCTCCTTGATGCGCTCCCGGAGCTGCTCCCGCATGTTCGCCGTGGCGGAGTTGTTGGCGACCTCGACGTCGTCGAGGATGACCTCGTCCGCTCGGCTTCCCGTGAGCTGCCCGGTGATGCCGAGGCTCTTGACGCTCGGGGCGTGGCTCGGGGGTGCCGGTGCCACGTCGAAGGCGATGGAGGAGTTCCTCTGGTTGTCCCGGGGCATCAAGTGCTGGTACATCGGGACGGCCGACATCAGCTTCTTGCAGAAGTTCGTGAACTCGTCCGCGCGGATCTTCGACGCCGAGACGACGAGGAACTGCTTGGACGGGTCGAGCAGGAGGTTGTGCATCACGTATGCGGACGTGATCCACGACTTACCTACCCCGCGGAACGCCATCAGCACCCTGCGCCTCGGCCCCGCCTGGAGCCAGTCGGCCATCTCGTACTGAACCTTGGTCGGCTCGGGAAGGCCGATGGATTTCCAGGTCAGGTACAGGGCATTGCGGAAGTCCCGCAGGCGGGGGTCGATCTCCTCCACTCAGGTCCCGAACTTCCGTTCCACCTCGGCGTCGAAGGGGAGGTCCTGCGCGAGGCGGAGGATCGGGGCTCCCTGGATGGCCGCGTGGTCGATGCAGTTGTCCCGGAGGAGCTGACGGGCGACGTTGAGGTCGCTCGGGCTTGCCTCGCCGCTGCGGATCCTGCGGATGAGCTCCTCGCAGAGGAGCCCGTGCAGGCTCTTCAGGGACTCCTTGGTCTCGTCAGCCATTGGCGATGATGACGGTCAGGGCGGCGTTCGCGCCGTTGGTGAGGGCCGCGGAGGTGCAGACGCGCATGATCGGCATCGTCTGGATGACCTGGGCGGTCGTGACGTAGCCGCCGGTCGCGGCACCGAAGGTCGGGGTGACGCCGAGCGGCTTGGTCAGGGCGGAGGAAGAGGTCGTGTACAGGACGACCCAGTCGATGCCATCGAGCGATCCCTGGATCTCGATGGTGCAGGAGCCGCTCGGGTTGGTCGCGCTCGTCTGCTTCATCTCGATGAGGGCAACGCCGACCGAATCGACGATGGGGCGGTACTGGACGGTGGAGCCGGTGATGGCGGAGGACATCGCCTGCGCGTTCAGGAGGTAGTTGGTCTGCATGTTCTTACTTGTTTAGGAAGTTCAGGAGGAGGGACACCCCGGCCGACACCGCACCCGCGCTGCCGATGATGATGGATTTCATGTGCTCGAGCTGACGGACACGCCCGTCGATCTCCTTGATCTCTTGCTGCTGCTGCTGACGCATCTGGAGGAGGGAGTCAAGCTTTCCCTCGAGCCTGCCGATGGCAAGCATCACGTCATGGTCTTGACTCATCACGCAGTCCTCACCAAAGTCATGGTCCAAGACGAGTTGCTGCTTCCGTTCACGGCCGCAGTAGCGGTGCCGGTGGAAGTGACGGTGACGAACTGGATCATCGGGAGGTTGCTTGGGTCTTTCCAGATACACACGCCGGCCCACGTCTGTCCGGTCGGTCCCTTCACGTTGATTTGATTGGCTGCGCCGGCGTCTCCGTTTCGGACGAACCCGAGCGAACCAGTCTGGTTCGACAGGACGGTGCGTCGCCCGTAGTTCGTCACGGCCTCCTGCGTACCGACGAGGACGACGGAGCTACCGACCATCCCGACGGTAGGCGTGAAGGTAGAACTCGGAGTAGCGGCCCACGATGCGTTACCGTTCGCATCGCACTTGAGGAAGTAGCCGTTTACGGGAGATGATCCCGTGAACTTGAGGTTGCTCAGGATCGTCGTCGTATCCGAGTTGTCCGATCCGAGCGTCACGTTTGCCGATGCCGTGACGGCCCCAGAAAAGGTCGTCGCGGCCTGGAACGTGTTCGTCTGAGTGAAGGTGTTCGCCGACCCGGCCTCGACGGTGTTGATCGAGGTGTTTGCCAGGTTTCCCGACGCATCGAATCCCAATCCTGCGCCAAGACCGATCTCGCGTACTTGTCCGGTCGATGTTCCCGTAGTCGGTCCGCCAAGGACCTTCTGCGGACCGACCATCTGGAACTTCGCGTAGGTGACCTTGTTTGCTCCGATTGTCGGGTTCGGGTACGAGCCTGCGAGATCGCCTCCGGACTGTCCGATTGGCGGAGCACCCTCGACGCGAAGCGGACTCGCCGCCGTCCCGTTACCGGAAAGGCAGACGAGGTTGGTCTCCTGGCCAACAGGGCCGACCGGAGTTGTCGTGGTGGTGACCGCGGACAGCTTCGACTGCGCCGTGGACAGAGCGTTTGAGGCCGCGGTGCTTGCGCTGTTGGCCGATGTCTGGGCAGCGGTTGCCGCAGCGGAAACCGTAGCCAGCTCCGCCGTCGTCGCTGCGCCGACGTCTGCTGCGGAGATCGAAACATCCCCGATCTGGGCGTTGCCGATTGCGACCTGCGAACCGCGAACGGAGTTCACCCGCGGAGGGGCCCATCCCATCTGACCCGTCGCCGCATCAATGCAAGTGAGGACCTTGTTGGCCCCCTTGTCCGCCGGCACTAGCATCTTTGCGTTCAGCGTGACCGTGTCGGTAACGGCATCGCCAAGCTTGACATCACCGTGGAAGTTCTGCGCGACGGTGAAGGTCTTTGTTCCCGTGATGTCCTGAGCGGTGCCCTTTGTGACGCCCCCGAGGTTTCCTGACGGGTTTGCCTCACCGTCAAGGCTGATCTTCACGTTTCCGGTCAGGTTGTTGACGTTCGTGACCGGGGCGTTCGACGGAGTCTGCCACTCGACGTTACCTGATGCATTCGTGCAGGTAAGCACCTTCCCCGCGGCAGGGGAGCCGTTGCCCGTGATCTTCAGGGTTCCGGTGATGTTGATACCGTCGCTGGTGTTGTCGCCGATGGTCATTCCACCCGGCGAGAAGAACCCGGACTGAGCCGTGACCAGCCCATCGAACCACGCGGTTCCGTCAGACTCGATGTACGAAGTCACCCCGCCGGCCGGGGCGTGACCCTGGAAGATCCTGTCGTTGGCACTCGACCGCTGCGCCTGGATCAATCCGCTTGTGTTCAGCAGGACACCGGAGGATCCGTTCGTCCCGACGGCAGGAGTGGCCGCGGTCACGGATTGATTTGCGGTGAACTTCTTCGATGCCGTGATGTCCTGTGCCGAGTTCGTCGTGGCCGCGTTGGTCACCTGTGCGGCGGTGTAGTCGCCGGCAGCCGGGGAGACGTCGCCCGAGCGGCTGTTGAACGTCGTGACCCCGGACGTTCCGGTGATCCCGGCTGAGAGAACTCCGGTTTCCGGGTTGATCGAGAGATTGCTTCCGACCTTGATGCCGCCAAGCGTCGTGGCCGAGGCGACCGGAAGCTGGGCGTTCTGGGAAACGCTGACGACGCCGTTGTTCACGGTCAGTCCGCTTCCGACCTGCATCAATCCTTTCTGATCCGTGGTCGCGGTTGGGATCGTCTGCGGCGTATAGGCATTGAGGCTGGCGGCGGTGATCGTGACTTCTCCGGAAGCACCGTTCACCTTGCTAACGCCTGCCGGCTCAGGAGTCTGCCAAATCGCCTTTCCGGCCTCCGTCCTGGTGAGCACCTGACCGAACGTGCCCGTTGACGGGATGTACAGATCGCCGGCAATCGTAATCCTGTCGAAGGCATCGACGCCGAGGTTCACGTCGTTGGTGAATGTCTTGGCACCGTTGATGTTCTGGGTGGTATCGACGGACACGGCACCGACATCGGACGCAGTCAAGGAGATTGAGCCACCTGACGTCGATCCCGTCTTTCCGTTGACGCTGGTGATGCCCGTCTGCGGGGCTTCAGCCCACGCGGCATTTCCGCTCGAGCTCAGGCAGGTCAGCACCTTCCCTGCCGCAGCGTTCGGCGGGACCACCAAGCTGCTGTTGATGGTCAGAATGTCTGCGGAAGCATCGTCACCGAGCCCAATTGAGGACGTGAAGTTGACGGGAACCGTGACGGTTTGGGTCTGTCCGCCCTGAGTGTTCGCGGAGAGCGCGCCGATTGACTCCGGCGAAATCGTCACTACGCCCGTTGACACGGCGGCGTTTGAGGAACCAAGCCTGACGCCGTTCACAATCGGCCGGAGTTCCGTGTTTCCGGTGTTGTCGGTGGCGACAACGGCCTTCCCCGCAGCGTTCTGTCCCTCAATCTGCAAGTTTCCGTTCAGGACGGCGACTTTGCCCTCGAAACGCTTTGGTGCGGTGATGACCTGTGCGGATGCGGTCGGGAAATCGGCACGGACAACGCTCTGCGGCAAGTCTGCGGCATCGACCGTCGTCGGTTGCCATTGGACGAAGCCATCGACATCCTGCGCCGCGAGGACGTACTGCTTCCCGTTGGCAACCTTGACGAGAGGGGTATTGACCTCAAACCGCAGGCCGCCGTTCTGGGAGACGATCAGGTCGGTCTCAAACGTCTTGGCACCGATGATCGTCTGCGGGAAGTTCAGGTTCACCGCGGAGCCGCCCTGGTCAAGGAAGATGTCCGCGGACTCCTGAGAAACGTAGAGTGAATTCAGCTGCGCTCGGTCCAGGTCGTTCGCGGACAGAATGGAACCGTCGGTGAAATCGACGACGCGCTTTGACGCGGAGGACGGAGTTTCCCGACGAAGCATGATGTTCGGTGCTTCGCCCTCCGTGACCCCGCCTGGAGCATCGACGAACCGGACGTACTGCTGCCCTCCGACGACGACGATGCTCCAACCAGTCGTCAGTTCCGTTCCCTGAATCGCAACCTTGACGTGGCTCGGGTCCAGCGGAGCACCTCCGGCGAACGTAACCAGAAAGTCCTTCTGCGACCCGTTTCCGTAGTACCACGTTCGGGATTGGTAGGGGAGTTCGTAGTATGCGGTCATTTTCAGCGGAGCATCTGCGCCTTCACCTCACGACTGTGGGCGACGGCTTGTGCGAGTTCGGGGGATTCCAGCATGAGCTGCTGCATCGCAGCCCTTCGGTAGTTGGAGACGTGGCCGCGGACGAGCTTGACGCGAGGACTCTCGAAGTCGTCCTGACCCATCTGGGGGAGTCCTTGGTAGAACGGGCTGCGGATGAGCGACGACAGCTGGTCGCGCACGGTCCGACCGCCGAGCCTCGTCTGCCCGGTGAGTTCCTGGAGACGGTCGTATGCGGACTGACCGCTCTTGAGCCGGATCGCCTTGAGGTCGATGCCTCCGGGGAGCGTCCGCCTCGGCGAACCGACGGAGATGAGCGACTGAGCGAGCTCCCGCTTCAGGGGATCCTTGGTTGCCCTGCTTCCGGACACCGGCAGGAACATGCTCCACCAGGTCTCGTTGCCCTTGATCGGGTCGCCGAGCGGGTCGCGCACCTTGTCCACGGAGTCGCCGTAGAACGGGAGACGCGCCTGGATGGCGTCGGTCATCGAGCGGATCTCTCGGATGTCGTTGTCCATGAGATACGTCTCGGACTGCGCGAGGAAGTTCGGGACGAGTGCGCCGGCGTACTGACGCTTGAGCTTGTTCTGATCCGCCTCGTCGCCCGTGATCGCACCGAGGGTGGTCATAATGCCTCGGAGGTAG